GGGATAGCCTAATCAATTAGAGTTCGATAGAACTCTGTACTTAGGAATCCACTATGGCTTTAGCCTAGTGGTAGTTCAAATATGAGCTTTATTGAAAGTGGGGAACTCCAGTGACGGCAAAAACCTTCCATGAGTGGATGCGCTCCACCGGCGTGATTGTAAGCATTTGCGTGACCCTTGTTGCGGCAGTCTCTGTTGGAGCGGTTGACCATTTTGAAATTAAGCAGCAATCCAAGCGGATTGAGTTACTGGAGTCTGAGATGATTCGATTACGGGAGCAGCAGAACGCGATACTCTTAAATATTCAGGAGGAGTTGTCAAGGGTGCGGGAGGATGGGTCAATCTCACGCACGAAGATCGAAAATCTCCAGATGCTGCTCGAAAAGTACCGGGGGCCTTAATGCGAACGTCACAGATCGGCATCGACCTGATTAAGCACTTTGAGGGTTTTTCCTCTGTCCCGTACCAGTGTCTCGGAGGGAAGCCGACCATCGGCTACGGGCATGTGATACGCAATGGTGAGCGCCTGAAATCTGTAACCGAAAGTGAGGCGGAAGCGCTGCTCAGGAAGGATTTGTATTCCGCAGAGCAGGCGGTGCTCGACCTGGTCGAGATTGATCTGCATCAGCATCAATTTGATGCGCTGGTATCGTTAGTGTTCAATATCGGGCGTGGCGCGTTCCTGACATCGACGGTGCGGAGATATCTGAACCAGGGCAAAATCATTAAAGCCTTAGATGCCTGGCGCTGGTGGAACAAGGTGAACGGCGAATTGGTTGAAGGACTGGTGCGGCGCAGGGAACTGGAAACCCGGCTATTTTTTGATCCGGTAGGATATCTGTTATTTATGCTATCTTATAGAGGTGTAAAATGAAAAGTAAAATTACAGGCTCTCTTAAATCGAAGACTATCTGGTTCAATGTGCTCACAGTGGTTGTGTTAATTGCCAACATGGTAGGGTTTCAGGATTTTCAGGCAAGCGGCGACCTGATTGCCATAACAAATATATTGGGCAATATTGGGCTGCGGTTTATAACCCGGACAGCCCTGGAGTCTAAGTAGGAACTTGATCCTCCTGTTCTATTGTTTCCCCCCGGAAGGTCTTCCCCCCCTGCCTTCCGGGGAAGGGAGAAAAAATGATTGACCGTAGAAGAAAAGTAAGCGCAGAGATTCAAAAAGACGCGCTGGAAATTATTAATCTAGCAAAAAAGGGCGGGATACTCTACGAGCAAAAGATTGTGGAACAGATGCTCTACGCCCGCTCAAAAGGATTTAATAGCCCAGAGAAAATCGGAGCACTGATTGGAGTCAGAGGGAATACCATTACCCAGATGCTGCGGCGGGGGGCTGAGGAGGACGACCGGGGTATCCGATCGGCACGGGCGCTATTTTACCGGGCATGGTTCAAATACCGGGCACTGGCACAGGCTGCAGATTTAGAAAAGTTCGAGCAGGCGGTCGAGAAGTCGGACGACTGGCGGGCGCATCATGCCGCCCTCAAGATGAAATACCCGGAGGACTATAACTACGATCCGACCGGGAAGAATAATACTAATACGGTAATTAACGTCAAGGAAATCCGAGTGCAGCAGATAAGGCAAATGCCAAATGAAGAACTTATTTACATGGTTGATAAACTGGTGCGGATGCTTCCGAAGATTGAGGAGCGAACAGAAGTAATCGAGGACGCTGAGATTGCTGATGCAACAGGCACGGAATGACCGGGACATAGAGGCTCTGCTGGAGAGCATGTCTCCGACAGAGGCAAAAGAATATATTGCTACCGTTGTTGCAGAACTGGAGCGACGGAAACGGGAGAGGATGATTGATTTCTTTGTCCCCAACCCGTTTCAGAAGGAGTTTTTCGAGGCGGGGCAGGAGTTCCGCTACCGCTTCCTGTCCGGTGGTACGCAGTCGGGAAAGAGTATCTGTGCCGGTATCGAGTTCGCCTACCATATGCGGGGCGAGTACCCGAAGTGGTGGAAGGGCAGAAAGTTTTCGACTCCGATTACCGCACTGGTGGTTGGAATCGACCGCGAGCAGCTGCGGGGCGCAGCGCAGAGGATTCTGCTCGGCGAAGATGAGGAATCATTCGGGACCGGCGCAATCCCTAAAGATTGGCTGGGTGAGTGGTACTTCGACAAGGACTACAACAACTGTATAGACTACATCACGATACCTTACGTAAGCGGCGGAGTATCGTATGCGTTTTTCGTAACCCAGAACCAGAAGCACACCAAGTTTCAGGGACGCCCGATACACCTGGTCTGGGGAGACGAGAGCATCACGCAACTCTCCATGCTCACGCAGTTTTTGAGCCGTATCACCAGCACGGACGGAGCGATTATGCTGACCGCCTGCCCGGAGGAAATGGGCTACACAGAGGTATACGAATATTTTGACCCGGCTAACCCCAGCCGCCCGCCCCAGGCATGGTACAGGGAAGCTTCGCTGACGGAGGTTACGCACCTGAGCAAGGCACGGATTCAGGAGATCATTGATTCCTATCCTCCGCACGTGCGCCCCTACAAGGTTCACGGCAAGCCGGTATTCGGTAAGGGAATGGTGTATCCGGTGCACGAAGCGCTGCTGAAATGCGAGCCGTTCCAGATCAAAGACCACTGGAGGCGCATTGCCGGAATTGACTTTGGATACCAGACTTCCCTGACGGTCATTATCTGGATTGCCATCGACCCGTCTACGAATATTCATTACATCTACGACGTGCACTCCATGAAACAGGCGACCCCGGAACAGATTGTCCCGTTCATCAAGATTCGTGACCGGGAGGCAGGCTTCGATATTCCGGTATCTTTCCCGAAGGACGGCAATAACCCGGAGCGGTCAACCGGAAATGTAATCGCCGATATGTACGCAGAACTGGGGGTGAATATGCTGGAGAAGCCGGCGGTCATGACCGGACGGGACGGCAAACAGACCACCAGCGTAGAAGCATCGGTCGAGAAGGTGGCACAGCTCATGCACTCCGGCAAGTTCAAAGTGTTTTACGAGAAGTTCACCACGCATGACGGGGTGGATATGCCGGACCGGAAGATGGAGCCGATTTTTCAGGAGTTGCGTACCTATGTCCGGGATGAAGATGGGAAAATTAAGAAGACCCGGCACCGTGACCCGCATCATCTGGACGCTATCCGCTACGCAATCATGATGGACAACTACGCAATCTCAGCCAGTGAGCTGGCTGAGGCGACGGCAAACATGAGCGCAGATACCAGTTGGAATCCATATGGAGCATATAACTAATGTTTGGTGGACAGAAACCCAAGCCGTTACCCAAGCCACCCGCCCAGCCGACGAAAGAGGCGACGGCGCGGGACATGCGAAAGCAGATGATCGGATTCTACCGCAGCATATACACGTCGCCGCAGGGAATCCGCTATGACAGCAGCAAGAACTATCTAGGAGAATAAACATGGACCAGAGGCTGATGCAGGCATTTCAGGAATACCCCAGTCTGATCGAGAAGTACAAATCAGGCAGGTATACCACGCTGGAGCTGATACAGGAGTACTATATTCTGAGGGGACAGCAATACCCTAACCGCTGCGCTCCGGCGAACCATAACGTACTGGCGGTGCTGGCAGAGGAAATCCAGTCCCTGAAATCGCATGAAGTGGAAATTGACGAGGCAGATCCGAAAGTCAGATCGAAGCGGAAGGGCAAATAATGCGGCGCACGGTGGATTACTGGATTAACTATGCCGAGCGGCTGAAAGCCGACCGGGTGAACTTTGATACTCTATGGGAAGAGATACGAGAGTACTATGCCCCGTATGACCCGAAGTTCAACACCCTGCACATGCCCGGAGAAAAACGGGGTGAGCGGGTATTTACCAGTGACCCCATCACTTCGCTCGACCGCTTTGCCGCCAATACCTACAGCCAGCTGATGCCGCTGAACGAGGATTATTTCTCTTTTGACGTGGACAACGACTTTCTGGCGGATGACCGGGACGTGAAGACCTGGCTGGATTATGCCGAGAGTGCGGTCTATAAGGCTTTCAGGAGATCAAATTTCCGCAATGGGACATGGCTGGCGCACAAAAGCCAAGCCACCTACGGGACCGGCTGTCTGTACCTGGAATACAAGGGCGGGGGAGTCTTTCGCTTCCGTGCCCGACCGTTGGCGGAAACCTATCTGTCAGAAAACGCAGACGAAATTGTGGATACCGTTATTCGCTGCTGCCAGTACAGCGCCCGCCAGATTGTCGAACTCTGGGGGAATGATTCAGGAGAAGCGGTATCCGAGGCAATGAAGACCGACCCGGAACGGCGCTTCGAGGTGCTCCACGTCTGCACACCGAAGGCTGAGGACGAGGAGACGTTCCATCCTGAGCACGAATACATCAGTCTGTACATCCTGAAGGAAAATAAAAAGATTCTCAACCTGCAGGGGGGGTTGTATCGGGGATACTTTGATAATCCCTACGTCATTACCCGTCTGGACAAGGACGCTGTCTCACCCTACGGATACTCCCGCACCGCTATTGCCCTGGCAGACGTGAAGACGAGGAACAAACTGAATGAACTCCGGCTCAAGGCACTGGCAAAGGTAGTTGACCCGGTGATCTTTGCCAAAAACAAGGCGCTCATGAGTCGGCTGCGGCTGGCTCCGGGTAGCGTGAATTATATCAATGGCGACCCGTCCAGTGATATACGACCGTTTGAGTCTGCTGCACGGTGGGACGTTACCGGAATGGAGGACGAGCGGATTAAGAGCCAGATTGATGAGACGTTCTACGGCTCTTCCTTCAACGTCCCGCACCGGCTGCGTGGACCCAACATCTCTGCCCGTGAAGTGGACGCCGCCGAGCGTGCCAGTAACCGGGTAAGTGTCCCGCTGGTTTCGCGGCAGGAGAATGAGTTTCTGCAGCCCCTGGTGCTTGGAACACTGATGCACCTGCTCAGAGACGGACTGATACCGCCGCCGCCGCCGCAGATACAGGGAGCGATACTCCATGTGAGGGCTACTGGTCCACTGGCACTGGATCAGCAGATAGGGAAGGTTGCCAACTCTGAACGGCTTTTGCTGTATGTGCAGCAGTTAGCCAATACGCAAATCGGGCAGGAGATGGCTGAGGCGATAGACGGGGCAGACCTGATGATTCAAATGGCTAAAGTTCTTGACATCTTCCCATCTAGTGTGCGGACGAAGAAGGAAGTGGAGCAGATGCGGAACCAGCGCCAGCAGATGGCAGCAATGCAGCAGATGGCGGATGTTGCCAAGCCAGCAGCAGACGCTTATAGCAAACTGGCGCCATTATTACAGGGGGCAGGATGAATGACCCCGTAAGAGAACTCGAACAATTGCAGTCCTTCGGTATTCTCCGCAGCGACAGCGGGATACGGATACTGGACTATCTGAAGGAGAAATACGACCTGGATAAGCCCGCTACCCTGCCCGGAGCGGAACCGCACTGGACGTATTACCGGGACGGCATGAAGACCATCGTTGCAGAGATGGAATGGATAGTAAATAATCTTCCCCAGATTCTGGAGATTAAAAAGCAGGAGATACGGAATGGAAGTAGCGAATACCCCGGCTGAACCACAGACCGGAACCAATTTACTTGACCCGGCAGGAATGCCCCCTGAGACCCCGGCAACTCCGGAAGGGCAGCCCCAGGAATGGCTGAACGCTTTCCCGGAGGACATCCGCAATAGCCCGGATTACGCTGACACCCTCAAGGGCATTGGCGAGAAATACAAGAACGATATCGGGCAGATCATGAAGGGGCTGGTAAACGCCTACAAAGCCGTCGGCAAGGCGCAGGAAGGAATGATTAAGATCCCCGGAGAACAGGCGACCGAGGACGAGAAAAAAGCCTTCTCGGATACCTTGCGCAAGTTCTATGGAGCGCCGGAGACCCCCGACAAGTACGAGGGTGCAGTGAAGGTCAAAGGCGACGACGGCGCAGAGGTGGAACTGCAACTCGACCCCGTAACCGATAAGACCATCCGGGAGTTTCTGCACTCTGCCGGGCTTGGCAATCAACACTACCAGGCGGCGATTGACGCCATTTACAAGATGAATCAGGAGGCAATTACCGAAGCGCATGGGGCGCTACAGGATGAATGGGGAAGGAATTTTCTTCCCCGCCTCAACATGGTTAAACGTGAGATTCAGCGCATTCCTGATGAGGTTTTCAGGAGTGAGCTCATCCAGAAGTACGGCAATGACCCGCTCGTGGCAAAACTGGTGTATCACTTCGTCCAGGGGCGTAAAGAGGACACGATACCCGACGACCCCGGATTCCAGACGAACCTGACCGCCGGAGACGTGGAAGTAAAGATGCGGGAACTGCAAAACGAGATGCTCAAGGAGCAGGACAAAACCTCTGCTCATTACGCAGAGTTAAATAAAAAGTATGACCAGCTGCTGGAATACCAAATGAAAATGTCACTACAGGGTTAACAGGCTCCCTCCGAGGCGGGACCCGCAAGGACACTCCCGCCCCTAAATGCCTACCTGGATACCTTCAACAGAAGCCCAGGGAATGATAGTAGCCACTATTCGCTACAGGCGGGGCGTTACAACCGTCAGGCGAAGCCCGGAACTCCGGACACCTTCTCCGCAATTGTTGAAAGCAAATAACAATTAAGGAGGAGCTATCATGGCTCAAGCATCCTACGGCGGAGTACCTGCATATGCGGTTGCTCCCTATACGAATGAACAATCCGCACTCTATAACACGAAATACCGGAACAACGTCATCCATGTGGCGCAGGAGAAATATGACAAGCTCAAGGGCGCAGTCATAGAGGAATCCGGCGGCGTTTCAGAAAAAGTTCGCTTCGAGTTCATGGGCAAGAGCGTTGCCCAGGTATACACCGGCGGCAAGCACCGTATTCTGCTGCCCGGCTCAACCTTCGGCTCTACCCTGGAAGGCGACGACCACCACAGTACAGACAGCTACACGCAGCGTTGGTGCTTCCCGAAAAAAATCTGGGATGCAAAACTGGCGGGCGTGAACGAAGATATTCACAGCGCTATCGACATTAAGGGCAGCAAGACAACCTCGATGGCGATGGCGTTTGCCCGTGCGAGAACCAAGTACACCTTTGATGCGGCGCTGGTAGATCCGGTCTGGCAGGGTCCCGACCAGGACCTCTCTCAGAAAGCCTTCCCCGACTCCCAGATCGTTCCTCATGCCGACTTGGGGCTGACGCTGGCAAAAGTCCGTGAGGCAAAATTCATGCTGGATGACGCTGACGTGGAGGACGAAGACCGCTATATCGGCTACTGCGCTGAGCAATTGGAACAGGTGCTGCAATGGACGGAAACCACTTCCCGTGACTACAGCGACCTCATGATGCTCAAGGACGGCAAGATCGATACCTTCATGGGATTCAAATGGATTCGATTTAGCAAAGACGTTCTGCCGTGCGTCACCTCTGGCGGTACAAATATCCGCTACGTGCCTGTCTGGCAGAAGATGGGTATCGGGCGCTGCTGGTGGAAGCAGTCCGTCGTAGCGAAGGTGGAGCAACTTCAGTACGGTCACTATGACTGGCAATTCTATATGAGCGAAAACTACAACGGTATCCGTATTGAAGACTACCGGGTAGTGCGTATCGAGTGCGTAGAAAGGCTGACCACCGCACGTGAGGCAAAACAGGCGTTGGAAGCCTAATCAGTTCCTGAGTGTTCACCGAAGGAAATACCTATAGGAGGTACAAGCCTCATGAGCAATAAAAGATTCGTAATGTTTAACCTGCTGGCAGTAATGGTGCTGCTGGTGGCGGGGTCAGCGTTTTCTGCCGATACGGTGACGGAAATCTCCGACGCTTTTTATAACTTTGGGGATACTGCGGATTTTGCTAACGCTGCACCCACAATGCAGTATATCGAGATGTCAGGGTCACGTCCTAAATCGGTTGTAGCAAAATTTGATGTTGCGCTCCCTACACGAGCAATTACTCCGGCAATCCCCATTGATGATAAAGTGAAGATGGGCTTTACCTTTATGGTTAATGGAGCCACTTCTGCAACTGTTATTCCTGATGGGTTTCTGTATTTATTTGCTTCCTCTCAAGTCGGGGTTGCAAATGATACAATAACGTCTGGAACGACTTCTCCTGTTGAGAATTATGTAAAGATCACCGATGCAAACTACAATAAATTTGGTCAACGGTGGGTGGATTTGCAGGGATACAGGAAAATTCGTTTTCAGTTTGAAACCACCCATACGGCGGGGCAATCCAGGAATAATGAGTACCAGCTGCATATAAACTTCATTAAGGAGTAATCCTGTGGCTGCTGAAAGGCATCCTGCTGATATTATTAACACCGCTCTGATTGAGTTACGGGAGAAAACGATAACCCGGACTCAGTACGATGCTGAAAATACTGTTGATGCTCCGGTCTCTGTCCGGCGGGTGTGGGAATACAGGCGCGCGTTCCTCTCCACGCTGGCAGAGACCCTCCGCAAGCATAACTGGTCGTGTGTCTCCAAGCGTGTTGCCTTGACGAAGGATGAATCTAATCATCCGGCATGGGGCTATTCAAATCGATTCCCTTTGCCGGATGATTTTATGCGGCTCATTGGTATCTATACCGGAAGCGTGATTGATGGCAATAACGGGGAAATCACCAATACCGGAACGGAACGCTACCGAATTGAAACGCTGGACATTGCCGGCGAGAAGGTAAAGTCCATCATCACCGGATACTCTGCCATCAATATCCGTTACGTCTATATGCCGAAGGATGCAAACGGTGATTTTGACTTTGCCAATGAACCGGATTACCTTGACCGGCTGGATTTTTCTCTGCTGGAAGCAATCCGTAAGGAATTGGTGCGGCGGCTTAGTTACAAAGTCACTGGCTCCACCACATACACAGAGTTGAATTATGGCATTGCCCGTCAATCCCTGGACGATGCCAAGTTTGAGGACAGTCACGACGATGGACCGGAAGATATTGATTCCTGTGACCTGATTAACGTACGATTTTGACTATGGGTAATATCTATCCTATCCATAATAATTTTACGGCTGGTGAAATCTCTCCCAGAATGTACGGGCGTTCTGATATAACGGCGTACAAGAATGGGCTGGAGACCTGCCTGAATTTTATTGTTCTGCCCTATGGCGGGGTGACACGCAGGGGCGGCTTTGATGATGTCGCCAATTGTAAGACCAGCACCAAGAACGTCCGGCTGATTCCCTGGGTATTCTCCGAAGCGGCAGGGCAGCAGTACGTTCTGGAGGTTGGCTATGACTCCACCGATGGCGGCTATATCCGTGTTCATCGGGTAGATACCCATGCTTATGCAAGTGTGGAATTAAAATCCACTGACACCGATTCCCCTATTGAGTGGACGAATGCCGACATTCCTAATATTCGCTATGTCCAGAAGAATGACGTAATGTGGTTCTTCGATGGGAAGCATCCACCGCTTAAACTGATTCGCTCTGGTGCGACTCAACCGGGAACGTGGACGATAGAAGCGGCTACGTTCCTGGGGTCTCCGTTTGAACTGGTGAACCGTTTGACGTATAAGGTATTTCAGTTTGATGAGGACTATTACGATTATTACAAATCAGGCAGTAACGGGATAACCAGCTCAGTTGATTTTGAGCAGTTTTTTACTGAGACTCCAAGCATTGAAGGGTTAAGCCTGAATGACTCCGGCACATATCCAACTACACAAAATTACGGTCCGCTTGCCTGGAGTGATGTGGCAATTTATAACACTTTCCCTCTTACATTCCCCGTTGATTGGTGGAGTTTCCAATTAGACGGACGGCTCTATATTGCCGAGACAGGTATATATAGATTTGCCTTAAATTCTGGTCATGCGGGAGATCTCCTTATTGATTCAGAGTTTATTGTTAAAGATTATGGTTATCACTCTACAAGAATTCATGGTGGGGCAGAATTTAGTAAAAATGCCTCAGTATCATTAACACAAGGAACACATCCATTTATTGCACGTTTGGTAGTTGGGCGTGGTAGTAAAGTGAATTATGGGATTGCTGTAGCATGGCGCAAGGAAGCAAATAGCGCAGGCATGGTATTTACTGGAAGCGGAACGAACAATTTAACGATTACAAATAATAATATATACGGAAATAGAAACAAGATATTTGAGATTGATGTTTTCATAAATTCTTCTGATGCCACAAAATGGGGATGGAGATATAGAGAAAATACGTTAATAAATGAAGATCATTCTGCTGATGCGGTTGCATCAACGGCTTCGGGTGGCTTTAATAATGGCTGGTATTATGTTGTTGGTGATGGTGGCACTCTTAATGTTGGAAGCGGGGTAATAAATTACAACCTGCAAGAGCCAAATTCAGGACGACCAGCGAGCGGTTTAGGAGTTTTGGCAACCATCAATATACCTTCTACTGGAAGGCAGCCAGGAGACCGATGGACATTTAAACGTGGCTTTTTGCTTATATCTTATGAGGTATTCCAACAGACTGAACACGTCAACGCAACCAGTTATCCACGCTGTGCTGTGTTCTATCAGGAACGCCTTCATGTCGGAGGTTTCCCTGATAAACCGAATACGGTCATGGGTTCTAAAATCGGAGATTATGAGAATTTCCAATTTGGTACGAATGCCAATGATGCTTATGAGGTTCAGATCAGCAGTAGGCAGAACGATTCTATCCAATGGCTGGCAGCAGCACGGCGTATGCTGTGCGGTACTCAATCGGCTGAGTATACGCTAGGAGATGACGAAAACCCGCCCTCTCCGACAGGCTTTCCTATCACTCCCCACTCTCACAACGGAAGCAAGTTTGTGGACCCAGTCGTCACCGAGCACGGCACAATTCTGTACGTGGAAAAGACCGGGCGCAGGCTGCGGGAACTGGATTACAAAATAGAGCGTGACGCATACCAGCCAACGGATGTGAGCATCTTCGCTGCTCATCTGCTGGAATCCGGGCTGAAGGAACTGGCTTACTGTCAGGGACTGGAGACCTGGGGCGGCATCGTAAATGTATGCTGGGCGATTACTGAAACAGGAACGCTGCTGGGCTTAACGTTGGAAAAAGAGCAGAAGGTTTATGCCTGGCATCGCCACACCTACGATAATGGAAATGTAACTTTTGAATCAATTGCAGCAATTCCTAACAGTAGCGGTTATTCTGAACTGTGGGCGGTGGTGTCTGACGGAACACGTAAAGCAATCGTTTACCACAAGATTACTCAGTATAGTGATGTTGATCTGGCTGACCCTAGTAATGGGGTGTTTACAATAGGTGGGCGCATTATCCCACTGCCGCAGTTAATAGATCTGCCAAAGACTGCACAGAAATCATGGGTGGAACTGAAGGTACTGCTGGAGCAGACTTACATTGTCGCTTCTACTGTCAGACCCAGGGCATCACGGGAAAAGACAGACGCTTATTCTTCCTGTGACATAGTAGAGATTGATGCAAACATTACCACTCCTCCCGAATGGGTGGATCTTTATCTGCCTGGTTGGGATGAGTCTGGTCAGTTTGTATTTGAGACACGGCACATTTGTACCATCCTGGCATTTGCCGGAAAGTTGACCGTCAATGAGCGTTGAGCCTTTTACTATATGGCAACTGTGGAGACTGCGGCAACTGGACTGGCGGCAACGGTTGACACTGGCAAAAAATATGATTTGGTTTAGGCATAATGCCTTCTGGTGCTGGGATAACGGAGAACTGTTAGGTATTGCCGGATTCTGGGAACTGTGGAGCGGAGTAGGTGAAGGGTGGCTGATTCTCACACCGGAGGGCAGGGAAAGACCTTTTGTTACCTATCGTGAGATTCGTAAGAGGTTCTATCAGGCGGCAAGTGAATTAGGGTTACGGAGAATACAGGCGACCGTGAGAGCGGACTTTGAGCAGGGCTGCCAACTGGTGGAACGGTTAGGGCTGGAGGTAGAGGGCTTGCTGCGGGAGTACGGCGCTGACGGCGCTGACCACTGGGTGTACGCAAGGATACTGAAATGTCAGGACTAGAAGTCTTATTCGCTATTGGTACAGCTGCCTCATTGGGTGGCTCTGTCGCAACCGGTGTGGGTGCTTATCAGCAAGGGAAATACAACGCCCAGGTTGCCAAGCAGGAAGCGCAGGCAATCAAGCAGGCGCAGGCAGCCAATGAGCCGATTTATAAAGAAGAAGCGGACGCCCTGATGGGTGAGCAGATAGCAGCTGCGGCGGCATTAGGAATGAACCCAGGTACAGGAAGCCCGTTATCGATGCTCGTTGAATCTCGAAGGCGTTATTTGAGGGATAAGCAAATCAGAGAATATGAAGCTGATATTGGCGTGAGCAGGGCGCAATCTCAGGCAGGGTTGGAGCGTATGCGTGGTACTGCTGGATTAACCGGATCTCTATTAGGGGGCTTTGGTGATGCAACGCTGAACAGTGCGAGGTATTTCAGAAAATGAGAATTCCACGACCAGGAGAGCGAGGAGTAGGATATCAGACACTGACCCCCCAGGCTCCGAGTATGCCGCAAACGTTTAACCCAGGTGAATATGTTGGCGGGGCTATTCAGCAGATAGGGAATCAGGCGGCGAATCTCGCTATTCGTGAGAAAGAAATATTCCGAGATCAGGAGATCCGAAATAAGACCGTTTCCGCTTTATCTGATTTTTCAGACCGGATCCGCAAAACAGACCGTGAGTTACGTGAGATATATAGGGGAAGCCAGTACCAGGAACAGGCGCAGTTGTTCTTCGATTCCCATCTGGAGGAGATCAGGCAGGAGCTTGACCCTGACGTGTGGGACCAGGTTAATCCACTGCTTCAGCAGCGCAGAATCAGTTATCTCGATAATGTTGATGCTATTTCATTTGAGCATATCACAGAGGATGCCCGGGCAACCGTGTTACAGGCGCAGGAATCCTTCCTGCAGGACGCTGTAGAGGAGACCCGCAGAAACGGATTTGGCAAAAGCGTACTGGATATTATCGCAGAGGGACAGGCGGTACTGGATTACAATGAAAATGCTTATTCCCCTGAGGAGATCGTTAAACTTGGGAAAAGATACTACTCCTCCGTAATGAAAGAGGTTCTCTTTGCTGCGGTGGAACGGGATGGAGCGCAAGCGGTACTGAACAGCCTGGAAAATTACCCGCTTGAGCCGACTCAACGGACATGGGCTGAGGGATATCTGAAAGAAAAGATCGATGCTGAACTCACCGAAGCGGAGCAGAAGGAGCGTGAACAGCAGCGATTACTGGATGACTCCTACGACCGGCACTTTACCCAGATGCGGTTTGACATGGGTACTAATCCGACTCCTTCACAGTTGGCAGACTTCCGGGCAGAGGTGGAATATGCCTTTCAATCTGGATACAGCGCCAGCGCAGCACGTACACATTTAGGATGGGCTGACGCTCAATTATCCGAACACATACGTATGCAGGAGATGGAGAACCGGATTGTTTCTGCCCTTGATGCTGGCAGGATATTGACCCGTGACCAGTCTGATTTTCTCTACGAAAAGAATCCACCAGCCACATACGAGGAACAAAAGGCATTTATCTTCAAGCACCTGCATATTCCATCTGCGGTTGAGGATGATATGACCCGGTCTGTAGCCAGTGCGGACACAAAGCGGGTGCTGGAATATGGGGCAATGATTGAGGAATTGATGAACACCCCGGAAGGAGTTCAGGCATTAGGTGACATCGATTCAAAGACACTGGAATTTATTCAGGCGTATTATTCCAGAGTGGGGAATGCTGCGGATAAGGACTTGGCAGGAATATTCCAGGATACCTATAAAATCGTTTACGGATTGGATGAGAAGGAACGTCAACTGTATGAGGACATTTACAACCGACCCGGAGGCTGGCGTGACAGGTTCAGGGAAGATATTGCCGAGATCTTTACCAATAAGATCACCTCCCGTTTCTGGCAATCGGTCTTCGGGGGGGATGCGTATACGGCGCGGAAGTTCTCCGGTGACGAGATCGGGCAACCGCCCATCTCCGCAGCACCCCTGCCGCCGACGCCTGAGATGGTGCAGTTCATGGAAGATCAAATGCTTTCCAAAGCAGGGCAAATTCGCTCTGAAGCGCAGTACAAGAACGCCCTCCGTCAGACGCTTGTAGAACTCCGTAAGCAATGGCAGCAGACTTCTTTTAATCCCTCTGGCTGGATGAAGTACGCTCCTGAATCCATTGCTCCTGATACCGGAGTATTAAGAAAGATTCTGGATGAGGATCTGATGCAATATGGTTACAGGATACTCCCTGACCGGTTTACTCCTAGCTATACAGTTGGTGATGGACTCACTCCGCTGGAATCATTATCTGCACCGGTAAGAGATCAGCGGCAGTTCTTGCCCGAAATCATCATGTATTACGTAGACCATGATGATGAAGGCTATCCACAGTATTTAATAATTTTGCCGAATGGTGAGACCCTGCTGGATCCAGACACGAATAAACCGCTTATCTGGGGTGGGAAGGATACCTTTGACAAGTATGAATCCCTAAGTAAAGAGAAGGCACAGAAGCGGGAACAGAAACAGGCACAGAAGCAGAAATATGAGCGAGAGACTTTCTCACAGCCGATGATTATGCCGGCTCATTGAATTATGGCATTCAAAACCTATAATCCCCCCATTCTTGAAAGACCGTTTACGATTCCCTCCCGTGACTGGGAAAGCCTTGCTCCGGCGTGGACAGACGTATGGGCTGCTTCCGTGCGTCAGGATAACTCGCTCGGCTCCCTGCTGGGGTATGGGCTGTCCATTGCTCCTGAGCCACGCGGGAGATATAACCCGGACTTCAATAAGTGGGACGTCATCCCCAGAGAGTTTTACGATAATGCAGACGCTTACTGGTGGGCGCAGTCCCCGGAGGACGTGGACTACATCAGCCAGAGGCTGAGAAAGCAGCTGGCTGACAAGCGGACGCTCGACCGGGCGGGATTCTCGGCGCTCCTGCCATCCCTCATTACCGGGACGATAGACCCGATTAACCTTCCATTCATGCTGATTCCGGCGACACAGGCGGCACGCTCCGGTTGGGGGCTGCTGCGGAGCACCGGACGGGTAGCACTGGAAGGCGGCTTCGGCGCGGGACTCTCCGAATTGGCGCTGCGGCAGACGCAGGAATCGAGAACGGGCATGGAGGCGCTGCTGAACATCAGCGGGGCAACGCTGCTCTCCGGGATTCTTGGCGGTGCGGCGGGAAGCGTGGGGCTGGGCTTCCGTAAACTGGCTGACTCAGTGGAAGCGGATATCAGGACGCGCCCCCGGCAACTGACTGGACAGACGATATCCGGTGGCTTTGGCACGGGCAAAACTGTTCAGCAGGCGCTGGCTGAAGCCCGTTCTGAAGGGTGGATCAGTGACGGGGAATATCGCCTTGCCCGCTATGTCTTTGATCTGGATCCCACCATCGACGAGAATACAACGCTGGAAATTGTGGACGCAGTCAGGGAAGCGACTGATAAGGAGTTATCAGGCTACGGGGTGGACTTTGGCGAGGGGAAGCCCACTATCTTAGGGCAGACTGCCACAAAGATCGAGGGAGAAAATGCGAAAACAGCAATCAGGCTTTATGCAGGACATGACGCTGATACGGTGGTTGAGGAGTTTTATCACCGCTTTTACGACCGCTTATCACCGGAGGAGAAGGCGGTATTTCAGAAATATTATGATGAACTGGCAGACACCAGACCCGTCAATGAGGTTTTCGCACAGCAGGGACGAGATTTCTTCTTCTCTGAGAAATTACATGAGAAGGCGGGTACATTACGTGAGATATTCCGTAAGGCGAAAAGTACCCTGATTGCATTGATAGGACGCATCAGAGAGATACGGGGCGCTCGGATACCGGAGAAGATTCAAGACCTTTACCGCAGGGCAGGAGAACCATACAAAGAGCCTGAGTTGTCCGTTTCCAAAGTGGAAGAACCGCTTAAGGTGCAGCCGGAAGCCGAACCCCTGAAGGTGGAAACTCCAACAGAGACAAAGCCCGTTGAGCCATCCCCCGCACAGCAGACGGCGGCAAGCATCAAGGCG